GCTGGCAAGAAAGGCAAACGCCTTGCGGAAAGAGCTTCGTGATACGGTGAAATCCTTGCAGCCGGAAAAATATGCCGCCCTGGAAAAGGAGCTGAAAGAAGTTGAGAAAGCATACGGGCAGGCCACGAAAAAGGCGGAAGGTTTCGGCGGTTCCCTTCTTTCCTTGAATAAGATAAAAACGGTTCTGGCCGGTGTATTTGTCACTATCGGCGCAATGATAACCGGGCAGATTGTCGGCGGGCTAAGGGATGCGATCAGTACTATTATAGAGTTCGAGAAGAAAAACAGTACTTTGGCCGCTATCCTGGGAACCACGAAAAAGAGTATCAAGGATTTAACGGATGAAGCGCGCCGGCTGGGTGCTACCACTTCTTATACGGCCGCACAGGTAACGGCACTTCAGATAGAGCTTGCCAAGCTGGGATTTTTCAAAGAGGATATTAAAGCTATGACGCCTTCCGTGCTGAAATTCGCTAAGGCGGTGGACACGGATCTTGCCTCGGCCGCTACGCTTGCCGGTGCAACATTGCGTATTTTCAACCTTGATGCGGAAGATACGGAACGTGCACTTTCTACCATGGCAATAGGTACAACGTCTTCGGCCCTGAATTTTGAATACCTGAATAGTGCAATGTCTACCGTCGGTCCGGTAGCAAATTCTTTCGGATTCACGATCGAGGAAACGACCGCCCTTTTGGGAGCTTTGGCAAACAGCGGTTTCGACGCTTCATCGGCAGCAACGGCAACACGTAATATTTTGCTTAACCTGGCTGACAGTAGCGGTAAACTCGCGCTTGCTCTTGGCGGTTCGGTTAACAACCTGGATGATCTGATAAAGGGACTTAAAAAACTAAACAGTGAAGGAATAGACTTGAACAAGGCCCTTGAACTGACCGATAAACGTTCCGTTGCAGCGTTTAACACTTTCCTTAACGGTACCGATACCGTGCTGGCACTTTGCGACGCGGTGACAGGTGCAGAAGATACCTTTAATGCTATGTCCGAAGAAATGGGTGATAACGTTCAAGGTGCACTAAACCGGCTAAGTTCAACTATCGAAGGGGTAGTTTTACGTTTCTATGAATCAAAGGGTATTCTCCGGGATTTAATAGACCTTGTTACGCTTATGGTGGAAGGTGTGGGAGGTATGATTGACATGTTTAATAAATGGGGTGTTGTCACTTATACCGTTACCGCTTATTTGGTTTCTTACTATGGAGGACTGAAAATCGCTACCATGTGGCACGCCCGTTTTAAAACGGCGACCCTTGCTTCGGTCGTTGCAGAGAAAGCGCACGCCGTACAGCTTTATATCAGCCGGGCGGCTACTCTGACTTATGCGGCAGCCCAGGCACTATTACACAAGAATACTACCAGATGTACCGCTGCACTTCGGTTAATGAGGATCGAACTTTTGAAAAATCCATATACGGCCCTGCTCGCGTTACTCGTGGCAGCCGGTGTTGCTATCTACCAGCTTGCAAAGAAGACGGAACAGGCTTCGGCGGCGATGAAGGCCCACCAGGAAGTCGTAAAGAAAGTGAATGAAGAATATGCCAGCCAGGAAGCAAAAATAAAAACTCTTGTAGCTGCTATCAATGATGAGAACCTTTCCAACTACACCCGTAAACAAAGGCTCGCAGAATTAAAAGAACTGATACCGGAATATAATGCGGAATTGAATGAAGAAGGCAGGCTCATAAACAACAACAAGGAGGCCATAGATCAATATTTAGTTTCCTTGGAAAAACAAATCAAGTTGAAAGCTTACCAGGAGGAACTGGAAGAATTGTACAAGAAAAAAAGGAATCTTGAAAGCCAGGAATCAGAGCAAAGCGACGCTTACTGGGACACCCGCCAGCAAAATACATTGTCAGGATATAACCGGAACAGTCTTACCGCTAAAATAAGCCGTTTATTTGGTACAGAAAAAGAGGCTAACCAGTTGAAAGCCCTACAGACAACACAGAAGGATTTGGCCGGTATAGAATCAGCAATCGCCCAGATCAATAATGATATCTTAAAAACAGAGGCGACAGCCACTTCATTAACCGGAACCAATAAAGAAAATATAAATACTGAAACATCACTCATAAAGAAACTGGAGGCCGAAAAGAAAAAGGTTCAGGAACAGTGGGCGGAAGACAGCAAAGCGAATATCGCCAAGAAAAACAAGGAAATAGAACGTATCGACGCCGAAATAAAACATTTAAACGAACTGGGTAAAGTCAAAAAAAAGGCGGAAGCCGGGGAGTATAAAAATACAGAAACGGACGCTACATTAAAACCTCTGGAGATCGAGCATGAAAAACGTATGCTTCTAATCAAACAAAACCGGGAGAAAGAAAATAAGACGGAAGCCCAGTATATTCTTGAAGAGACGGCGGAGAACCTTCGCTATTACCGGGAACGTATCGACGCACTCCAGAAGCTGGAAGCAAAGACTCCGGCACAAAAGAAGAAGTTACTCGATGAAATCCACAAGCTCGAAACAGAAGCACAGACGGCCATTTTTACGGAAACCGGCAAGCAGGAGGACGCCCGTATAAAACGGGTACAGGAGAAACGGGACGAACGGTTAAAGATTGAAACCGCCTATTACAATGTCCAGAAGGACACCATGGAAAAAGCGGTATTAAACCAGAGTATCACGCAGGAAGCCGCCGACGCCTATATGCTGGAAGTTGAAGCGGAGCACGCCGCAGAACTTCTGGAGATAAACCGTACTTACCAGAATGATATTGCCGCTTTGGAAATTACCGGCAAACAGAAACGTATAGAAACAGCGACGGAAGCGGCCGACACCGTGCGTGAGTCTGAAATGAAGTTATTGCGTGATCGGGCGGCCATTGCTCAAAAAGTACGTGAAATAACTTCCGTTCCGGTTGGAATAAATGGTATGCAGGAGATGCACCGGAAGCAGGTTCAGGATGTAGAAACGACTTATAATGCCATAATTGAGATAGCGAGACAGGCGGGGATTTCTACTGTTGGTTTGGAGAAGCAGAAACAACAGGAAATTAGCCAGCTTGAATTTGAATACCAGAATAGTTTATACCAGATTCAATCCCAGATCGGCGTATCATGGGCGCAGGAATACCAGAATGAACTGGCCCTGTTAAAGAATCTGCACGATCAGGAATTAATAGACGAAAAGACATACCAGCGTAAAAAACTGCAAATGCAGATGAATAACGCTAAAAAATACTTTAACTATTATTCCGGCCTTTCCTCTTCCATGGTGGAAGCTATTCAGCAGGCCGAAATCGACCAGGTGGAAGCAAAATACGATGTTCTCATACAAGAAGCCGAAAACAACGGGGAAGATACTGCCGCCCTGGAAGAAGAGAAGGAAAATAAGAAACTGGAGATTCAAAAGAAGTATGCGGATGTAAATTTTGCTATCAAGTGTTCCCAGATCATAGCAGATACAGCCGTTTCGATTATGAAGGCGTACGCGGACTTAGGACCGATCGCCGGAACCGTTGCTGCAGCAATGCTTGCGGCTACCGGTGTGGCCCAGCTTGCATCGGCCAAAGCAGAACGGGACAGAATTAAAAACATGTCCCTGAAAAACACTACCGGCAGCAAGACCGCCACGGCTGAACGTGTTGTTTCCGGTTCTTCCGGTGGTGGATATTCGGAAGGTGGTTACACCGGTCCCGGTGGGCGTTATGAAGTGGCCGGCGTTGTTCATAAGGGAGAATATGTGGTACCACAGCCGGAAATGAATAATCCTAAAGTAATCGACGCTGTTAGCACTATCGAAGCGATCAGGCGGCAGCGTACCAATGCGAACCCGTTGCCACAGAATCCGGGTGAATATGCGGAAGGCGGTTACGTTACCTCTTATGCAGGGGATTCTTCCTACCGGGAGTTCCTGGAAGCGGCAAAGGAGCTTCGCGCCTCCTGTGAGGCTATCAAATTGATAAAGGCCTATATCGTTTATCAGGATTTGGAGAAGGCCAAAGAAACTATAGATAACGCCCGCGACACCTTTACACGCGGAAAATAAGTAATCATTATGCTAAAGATTAAGACGAACAAAGGTTATCTGGACTTAGGGGGTGACTTTACCGTACAGATCGACGAGAAATCCCCCGTCATGAACGACCGGGGATCACAAACCGTACCGGTCACGGTTCCCGTCACTGCCAACAATGCAGGGATAACCGGTTTTGCCCACCGGCTCGACATGGGTGTAAAACCGATGAATGAAGATCAGACATGTACGGTATTGGACGGGGTGTATAAACGTACCGGAAAGATAAATATCGTTTCCGCCGGCAGGACGGAAGGAATTACTTTAAATATCGGTTTTGACAATTCGGAAGCCTACAGCGCCTGGAAAGCAAAGAAACTGAACTCGATCACATTACCCAGCATAAGCGGCGGTACCGTTAGCGGTCTTATGTCCTCTATAAACTGGTTCTTCACGGATTCCCATGAAGATTTTGCCATATTTCAAATAGTAGTCAAAAATGATTCCAAGGACGGCACGTATTACCCGCAATACATAAACCGTATCACTTTGGATTCAAACGGTGAATATGCCTTATGCTATCAGGCAAGGACGGAAACACTACTGATAAATGATACCCCGACCGAAACGAGTTTACCGGAAGGGTACGGCGTGGCCCCCTTCTTATACGTGCACCGTGTCCTGGACTTTATATTTTCAGAATTTGGTTATACTATAACCGAAAATCCTTTTAAGACGGACAAGGAACTTTCCAGCCTGGTAATCCTGAACAATGCCGCCGACTGTTGCGTGACGGGTATCCTCAATTATGCCGATTTAATGCCGGATTGTACGATTGAGGACTTTTTAAACGCGCTGTATGTACGTTTCGGACTGGTTTATAATGTCTCTTCCGATACGAAAACGGCCACTTTAAGACTGATCCGGGATATAATGGAAGATGAACCTGCCGTTGATCTGTCCCGGAATCTGACGGCGGAACCCCTTATCAATTATGAAACGGCCCGTCAGATAAAGTTATCGGCCAAAACGTCTTTTACCGGTGCCGCGCCTTCGGTGGAACGGTACGAGGACTATATCAAGGGGAACGAAAAAATGGTTATCCGTGTAAGCCGTTTCGATCCTTCCCAGGCCTCCGTGTGGCTGAACTACGAGAAGACCACCGGCAACTGGTACAAATGGGATTCGGGCAACAAGAAGCATACGTTATCATCATCCAGTTTCTTTAACTGGGACCGGAAGACGGAAAACGTAGAGGACGAGGAGCTGGCGAGCGATGATGAATGCGTGTTTATGGATTTTGCCCCGAACGGCCTTCTTTCCCCGTATTACCTGGCCGGGTATGTGCACCGTTATACCTACCTGAAAACCTCTTCCGATGATGAAGAGGATTCGGAAAAGGAGGAGACGCCGCTTTCCTTCGCTTTCGCTTTTACAAAGGCCGTTACGGAAAGTACGGATTATTCCTTCGGTTCTATTTTACCATACGCTCCGGACGGCGGAGAAATTACGTTAAAAGACGGCAGCAAACATACGATATCGCTTTTATTCCAGTTTGAAGACGGTCTGTTTGCCAAGTTCTGGCAGAAGTATGACGCCGTATTAAGGCACTCTTTTAACCAGGTGGACACAAACACCCTTTTACCGGTTCACCAGCTTATGAAAATGGATGTCTTGACCCCGGTAGCCCTGCGGGGGCAGTACATGCTTCTGGACGGCCTTTCCTATTCGCTTCCTGCGGGTAAACTGGTACCGGTAAACATTACGTTGCGTTCCCTGCGTCTGATCGGTCCCTATAATCTGGATAATGAACAGGGCATTCCCGTGTGGGGCGGTGCTTCCTACGTGTGGGTCGTATATTCTTCCAATTTGCAGAGTGTACAGGCCGGAAGGGTGGAATATTGGGAAGATTATTACCGTTATCACTGGATGTATGCTGTGTACGGTTGCCGTGTATCGAATACGATATATGACGGGTATGTTACGCCGTCAACGGATGAGGATATATTAAAAAATCCGCCCACCGCACAGGATAACATCATAGAAAAAACTTACAAATGTAAGATAGAGGTTGAAATCGAGGTAAACGAGCGTTCCGGCGCGGCCAACTATTTTTGTTACGAAACGGAAGAAGTCGAATACCAGGTAAGGTTTGTCGCATCGAGGGTGCTTAGCTGATCCCGTCCTTTATTCTTCCTTTGATAAACCCAACTTTTGCAGCATGGAAAAGCAGAATAATATCATCCTTGCCCCGTCATCTTCACAGGTGACGGAGCTTTATAAGCTTTGGAGGGAAAACCATGCGGGGCGGCTCTCGGACTTTTACAAGTTCCTGACGTCTCCCACGGATCAGCGTGATCGTTTCCTTTCCGGACTTGAAAATAAGAGTGAGTTTAACGGAATATTCATCGTTAACACCTTTGAATTATGAGTTTGACAGCAAACATTGATCCGACGGAAAACGCCTTTACCGGAAACCCTGTTTATCTTTCGGTAGAAACTACTTCTATGGCGACTTACAATATAATGTATTTCGTGAACTTTGAATTTATGCGTTCCATATTTACCGGTAACGGTAATGGAAGTTTCAAGGTGAATATCGCGGAGGTCCTGGAAACGCTTTTTGTTGATATTCCCCCGTTAACGGACAGTTCCGAGATGTTGATAAGCCTTTCCGATAAACGGTATAACAAGGCGGTCGTCACGATCACCCTTCAAAATGAGGAGGAAGAAACGGCCACTTTGGTTGTTACTGCCTGGCGTGGCGGTATATCCAAACGGGCTTTTAAGAAATTGCATGAAGAAGGTAATAACATCTTTTCTTTGAAGTTCTTGAATGAATCCTGCAATTTCTTCTTTACCACCCGGAGCAATGACTGGCGTATAACGATGCGCGAGACGGAACTTTACCCGCTCTGTTTCATCTATCCGGAGCACGAGCTGAAAATAACGGAACTTCTTACCGGACAAAGCCTTGCAGTACCAGGCACGGCAGGGAATTTCTACGCCTTGAACCTGGAGGCCGTAAGACTTAAATTCTTTACCGATTACGGGGTACTGGCCAACCTTTTTGACGTGTATAGCGGTGAAACGTTCGCTCTCCGGATCGGGATCGAGCAAAGCCCGACGGTCCGCGAGCGTTACCGGCTCCGGTTCCTGAACAGTTACGGGGTTTACGAGGTGTTTTCCCTGGAAGGCGAGGCGAGCGTAACTCCCGGCATGGATGAAGACGAAGACGCTGTTTTCCGGCGTTACGATGAAATTACCGATGATTATTATTCGGATCGCATACGTACGGAGATACAGGAAGCCGTAACGGTTAAGACGGGATTCAAACGCCCGCAGGAAATACGCTTTCTTCTTGACCTGCTTTCCTCCGATGATGTCTACCTGGCAGGTTACGGCCGGGAAGAGATCAAGGTAATTCCTTCGGCGGAAGGGTTTTCTTACCGTGTCCGTCCGGACGCGCCGCAGAACGTGACGTTAAAGCTCACGTTTGCCGAGAAGGAGTCCAACTGGACGGGAGAAATCACGGAAAGCGGCTACCGGAAACCGCGGGTTCATTCCAAAGAGTTCAGTAAACAATTTAATTAATGTATCTATATGGCAACACAGGAGTATATCGATGATCTTATTATAGTCATTGAAACCGCGGAGGACGCGGAAAGCGTTACCAACCAAATGGTGGCGGCGGTTCTTGGCTTCTTGAACGAACACCTGAAACTGGTTTCCCAGGGTAAGGAAATCGAGGCGGAGGAAGCCGCCCGCATTGCCGCCGATGCAGCCTTGCAGAAGGCTATCGACGCCGTTTCTCTACGTATCGACCGGCTTGTCGGCAACAACGCTTCGCAGGCAATCGACAACTTTAACGAAATTCTTGCTTTTCTGGACGGGCTTAAAGACAGTGATTCGCTGGCCGCATTGCTGGCCGATATCAACGCCCGTATCGGCAGCGAAGACGGTTCACAGAGTGAAGACGGTTCCCTTTGGGGAAAGCTGAAAAGTCTGTCCCAGGATATTAGCAGTTGTTCCGAGGACATAAGCACGTTGCAGGCAGACCGTGACGAAATGAAACAGGAGTTGCAGGAAACTGCCGGGCGTCTGTCTTCCACCTTTACCAATGTAAACAACCTCTTGAACGCCGGCAGCGTTTATAGTGATCTGTCGGGGGTGTTTGCAGCATTGAAAACGGCGGGGAAGATTGACGATGTCCGGAAAAACGGCGTGATCCTTTCTTTCCTCACTGCCGACGGCTGGGTGACGAAACAATTTAAAGGCAATCCGGACACGGATTTTGAGAATGTCGAAAAGTGGGAGGATTTCGGCAGCGGCGGTTCAGGCGGCGGGAATACCTATAATGTAACCGGCAGTGTGCCGCTTACGGAAGGTTTCTATACCCTGGCTTCCGCCATTGCCGCGGTACCGGAGAAGTGGCGCGGCCGGGGGCGTGTCATCACCTTTGAAACATCGCTCGGCAAATGGGAGACGTACCAGTTTACCGGAACCGCCCTGGATGCCTGGGACCAGGAGGCGAGCTGGGAAGAGTTCGGCGGCAAAGGAACGGTAAAGAGCGTAACGGTAAACGGCGAGAAGCAGACGCCGGACGCGGCCGGTAATGTGAATGTAAACGTGGATATCCTGGAAGTGGACGAGACTTTGTCCGCCGATTCCACCAATCCGGTAGAAAACAAGGTAGTAACCGCCCGTTTTAACGAGGTGGACGCTTCCACGCTGTTTAACGTAAATGCGGAGGTAAGCGAGGATGAAACATCCGTCCGTCTGTCTTTCCAGAACAAAAGCGGCGCGGAAATTACCGCCGTGGATATCCCGGCCGGTTCCGGTGGAGGTTCCGGCGAAACGGTGGCTACTAAAATTGTCTTGAATGCGGCTGTAGATAACGCCATAATCAAGGAAGGCGGAAACGCCCGTCTTACTTATACATACGATCACCAATACACCACGGGGGATGAAAAGGGGGAATCTACCGGGCAAAAGGCGGATATCACCGTTACGATCAGGCGTGGAACAACTACCATGTATTCCCAGACGGTCAGCGATGTTTCCAAAGGCAGTTACGAACTGGACCTTTCAAGTTACTTGCTTGTTGGGAATACCGATATTTACGTAGTGGCAACCACAACCGATCCGACTACCGGCAAGAAACAGACCCGACAGGCGTTTACATCCGTGAAGGTTGTCAGCCTTTCCCTTACCAGCTCTTACAATCTGGCCGGGGCCATAGCCGCAGGCGGTTATACCCTGGCCGACACGATTAATATCCCTTATGCCGTGAGCGGTTCCGGAACAAAGGTCGTCACGCTTTATCTGAACGGCCGGCAACAGAACGCGCACACCATTACAAGATCGGGAACGACAAACGGCAGTTTCAGTTTGTCCCCCTCTTCGCTTGTGACCGGCCGGAATACCGTTCAAATGGTTGCCGAAATGGAGGCTTCCGCCGATCTCGTGTTAAAGTCTGAAAGTATCTATATTGATATTCTGAAATCCGGAGGATCGGCACCGTTCATCGGCACGATGATGAGTTTTCCGGACGGCCGTATTTTTACGGAGGACCATCTTGTTCCGCGCTTGGAAGCGGGGCAGTACGAACAGGTAAAATTTGACTTTGTGGCTTATGATCCTGACGCAACGCCGGCTCAAATGGACGTTTACCGGGACGGGGTGAAAACGCAGTCTGTCAGTGTGGCCCGTACTACGCAGACATATACCAACCGTTTTACGGAGCAGGGCGAGATCACTATGAAATTTAAGACGGGGGCCACGGAATACCCGTTTTATATCGACGTAACGGAAAGCGGGATCGACTTGCAGGAAACTACCGCCGGGCTTGTACTGAAACTTTCGGCAGCCGGGCGGAGCAACAGCGAATCCGATCCGGGAGCCTGGGATTATGGCGACATACATACGACATTTTCTGGTTTCGACTGGAGCAGCAACGGCTGGACGGGTGACGCCCTGAAACTTACGGGAGGCGCGAAGATTGAAATCGGGTACCGGCCGTTCTCCACGGATGCAACCACTACCGGGGCTACCTATGAAATGGAAATTCTTTGTTCGTCGGTAACGGACCGGCAGGGGGTGATACTGGACTGTATGGCCGGCGATATCGGTTTCCAGATGACAACGGAGCAGGCCCTTATGCGTGTTTCCGGCGGTACGGAAGTAAGTACGAAGTTTGCAAGTGATATGAACCTGAAAATGGCCTTTATTGTCGGGGCCAAGGCCGGTAAGCGGTTGCTGGAACTTTATGTAAACGGAATCCGTTGCGGAGCGGTGCAGTATGGGGCTACCGAAGGATTACTGCAGGCGGAACCGGTGAACATCCGTTTGTTCAGTGATACGGCGGATGTGGAGATCAGGAATTTCCGTATTTATAACCGTGCGCTTACGGATGATGAAGAATTGAACAATTACATGGTAGACCGGACTACGTCGGACGAAATGGTCCTGTTATTTGAAAAAAACGATGTTACGGGGGACAACGGTACGGATATCGACATAGACAAGTTACGCGCCCAGGGAAAGGCGGTTATGCGAATTGTCGGCGATGTGAACCTTGTCAACGCCACCAATAACAAGAAATTCGAGGTACCGGTCGATATCTATTTTTATAGCCCGCAGGGTAAGGAGTACGATTTTGTAGCAAGGAATGTCGGTCTAAGAATACAGGGTACATCATCCACCACTTATCCGCGTAAGAATTACCGTCTTTATTTCTTGCGCCTGGAAAAATACGGTACCACGCTGGAAGTTAACGGCGTGGATGTGCCGTCCCTTGAATACAGTTTCAAACCGGGAGCACGGCCGATCAGTATATTCTGTTTGAAAGCGGACTTTTCCGATTCTTCCGGTACACATAATACCGGTGCGGTGCGTATTGTGAACGACGTTTGGAAGAGGTGCGGGTGGCTGACACCGCCGCAGGCTGCATATAAGGGGGAATATGACGTACGTATAGGCGTGGACGGTTTCCCTATGGACCTGTTTTATGACAACGACGGCACCGGTGCGAATACTTATCTGGGAAAATACAATTTCAATAATGAGAAGTCGGAAAGTGCGATCATTTACGGTTTTGAAGGAATTGAAGGATTCAACGACGAAGCGGCCCTGAACGGGCAGCGTAACAAATGTATCTGTCTGGAGTTCCTGAACAACTCCGAGGCCCTTTGTCTGTTCGGGACTACCGACATGTCTTCTTTTGATGATGCGCTGGAATTTCGTTTCAAGGCGGACACTACCTGGGCGGATGCACACGAGGACGACAAGGCGGCAGTTACAAGGCTTTGGAACTGGATCGATTCATGTAAGGATGATCCCGCCAAGTTCCTGGCGGAATATAACCAGTATTTCGGTAATGACAGCCCGTTTGCATGGTATCTGATTACCGATTACTTTATGGCTGTGGATAACCGGGCAAAAAACATGATGCTGGCGACTTGGGACTCTCTGATCTGGTATTTCCTTCCTTACGATATGGACACGCTGTTCGGTGTGCGTAATGATTCGGTACTGAAATACGAATATACCATTACCCACGAAAGTTTTGACGATAGTATCGGTAGTTATGCTTTTGCCGGCCATGATTCCGTTTTATGGGAACTGGTACGGTCTTGTCCGGACAAATTGCGTGAAGTGGCGGAAACCTTGCGTAGTAATATGAGCCTTGAATATGTCCTGCAAGTATTTAACGAGGAACAAATGGGCAACTGGTGCGAGCGGATTTATAACAAGGATTCGGAATATAAATATATCCTTCCGCTTACCGAAGGTGTGACAACCGGCAGCGGAACCAGTTATTATAATTATCTGTATGCCTTGCAGGGCAGCCGTTACGCGCACCGTACTTATACCATTCAGAACCGTTTCGCCCTTCTGGATAGTCAGTATGTGGCCGGTACTTACCGCCGTGACAGCTTCGCGGCTTATTTCGGGTACAAGTTCGGCAGCGATAACCGGAAAATTCGGATTACGGCCTCCGAACGGTATTATTACGGGTACGGTTACACGTCCGGAACGCCGCACCAAAGCGCGGTACTTGCAGAAACGGCCGGGGCTGTGGTGGAACTGACAATGGACACGGATTTAATAGTAAACGATCCGCAATATTTCTACGGTGCAAGCCGTATTCGCGGGCTTGATCTGACGGATGTAGCCCACGCCATTGTCGGCACGTTGAACCTGAACAACTGTACGGCCTTGCGTGAACTGAATGTTAGCTGTGAGGCCGGACAGATGACACTTAACGCCCTTCTGGTGGGTAATTGCCGTAACCTTCGACAACTCGACATATCCGGGCTTAAATCCTCTTCCTTTACCGGTATGGACCTTTCAAGCAACACCAAACTTGAAACCTTCCTGGCCGGTGATACATCCCTTACCGGTGTGACATTCGCCGGCGGTGCGCCTCTGGCCGTTTGCGTCCTTCCCGCAACTTTGCAGACGCTGGAGCTCCGGTACCTGAACAAACTGACCAATGCAGGGCTGCAGCTGGAAGGCACGGCAAATATCACGCGCCTTGTGATTGATAACTGTAGCCTGATCGACTGGAACACGTTGTTACAGCAATGCAGCGCGACCAACTATTTACGAATTACCGGTATAGATATGGACGGGGACGGAAGTTTGCTTCGCGGGCTTATGACAATGGGTGGTGTTGATGAAGACGGGGGAAACGTGCAGACGTGCCGCCTGGTGGGTACGTACCGGCTTACCCAGTCCATGTCGGACGAAGAGTACGCCGCCACCTGTGCGCACTTCCCGGAACTGAATATCATTCAGCCGCAGTTTGTCTGCATAAAAATAGACCAGACGGTGGAGGACGGGGAAAAGATTACAAACCTGGATAACTCCACCGGATATGACTATAATACGGAATTTGCTCCGTCTTCCCATATCCTGGAAGTGTTGTCGAAAAGACGTTGTATTCTGGCTAAAAAGACGGCGGAGGGTGAAATGACCTGTTACCCGCTTCATGATGAGAACCGAAATAAATACGCGGATAGTGACAGCGTGGAGAACGCCACGGATGCAGTATTAACCGGATCGGAAGGTGAAGTTTACATATATGAGCCTCATTACTGGTACAAGGGAGTAACGGACGTGCTGAATCAGTGCCTTTACGGTTTTATTTCAAGTAATGAGGATGCGCCGGCAGCAGCAGGGTACACCAGTATAAGATTTACCCGCGAGGAACTGGATGTGACGGAAGGGATCGGGATTCGTAAGAATACGGATTACACAACCATTGAAGAGGCGAAGAATGAATACGAATCCGGATCGTTCGCCCTGGTGGACGTCCGGGATTACAAGCAGGTTCGTTTTCCCGGTTTTGCTTCTACTCTTTACGGTGCTGTATTTATAGATGATGCCGGGAAAATAGTAAGTCGGATCAGCGTTTCAAATGCGAACGGTTTTATCAATGGTATGTATCTGTTTTGTGCCGTTCCTGTAGGGGCTACGAAACTGGCCTTTACTTTCCTTAATTCGGCGGCCTTCGATTTCGTTTTACTCACAACATCGGAAAGTGTGGAAGCGATCGAGCCGGACTGGGTAGAGCATACGGAATGCCTGGGCGGTGTTTATGAAGCCTATCTGATTGATGATGTGCTGCGTTCTGTCAGTGGTGTTTCAAGTGTAGGAACTATTTCACAGAGCCAGGCAGTCAAATACGCCCAGAACAGGGGCAAAGGTTTCCAGCTGTTCGACTGGGAGATGCACAAGGATGTGGGTAATCTGCATTTCTTTAAATACGGTAATACCGATTCGCAGGGAGTTTGCGGATATGGAACAAACAATTACCAGAAAGTGACAGGCCTTACAAATGCGCTGGGGATGCGTGATACGGTTTCTTATTATAAGGAAAAGGGCGGTTCCAATCCACAGGCGGAAGGTGCTTACCGGGACGGTGTAAATTATCAGTCCGTCAATGTGCTGGGATATGAGAATTTCCAGGGAAACAAGGCGGAATGGTTGCAGTATGTCACAGTAAACAAGACGGCGGCGGACGGAAGGTGGTTTATTACCATGCCGGACGGAACGGAACGCGTTGTACAGGGAATTACTGTTTATAATGCGGATATTTATCCTACCCACATGGTTTGGGGCCGGTATATGGATTTGATTGCGGCCAAGGAAGGCGGTTCCACTTCCTCTCATTGGTTCGACAGGTTCTATGTGGGTACCGGGCTTTCTCGTGTGGTGTGTCGGTCGTACAGCAGCGCGCACGCGTTGGGCGGTGTTTCGTATGCGTACGCGAGTAACGATTCGTCGGGCACGGGTGCGTTCGTCGGCGTTCGGCTTGCCTTCAGGGGCATCATACGCTGGGCGGGTAGCGTCGCGGCCTTTAAAGCCATAAATCAGGCAGATTAAGATAAAAAATAGCAACGTAAAACGTTGTGCGGGTAGCGCAGGCGTCCGGAAGTAAGACGGGTGCCGGTGCTTCCTGAAAGTACAAAGGCGGATTTCCTCATATACACTCGTGTGGTGTATCGGTCGAACAACAACGCGAACGCGTTAGGCGGTGTTTCGTATGCGAACGCGAATAACGATTCATCGAACACGAATGCGAACATCGGCGTTCGGCTTGCAAACAATTAGGATAAAGAAAAAGCGCATAAGCCTTAAAGATTGGCGTACAACAGTGGGGACGTGTCCCCGGCGTGGAGCCAAGAGGAATGAGCCTCGCCAACAGCAGCCGTTTACGGCTGGAAAGGGGAAAAATAAAGCGCAGGGCAATGGGGTTTGGTAGGAATTTTTTTCGAAGAAGCCCGGCCCGGGGAATTGAAGGCTAATTTAATTATCATGTGGAGAGAAGATAATATTATAGAAGAGATTGTCGAGGACTCCAATATAGAGGACGCCATAAAAACGGTATTGCGTAAAAGAAGACGAAAGTGCAGCTTTGCCGGGCGTAGAATACTGGCGGATGTCCCGAAGGCAGTAGAGAGGATCAGGCAGCGGATCAGGAGCGGGCGGTTCAAGCTCGGAGGATATCGGGAAATGACCGTAGACGACGGGCCGAAGGTAAGGATCGTACAATCGGTTTCCCTGGAGGACAGGATCGTTCTTAACGCTGTTATGAATGTGGTGGACCGGCATTTGAAAGTACGTTTTATCCGGACTACTTCCGCATCCATTAAAAACAGGGGTACGCATGACCTTTTACAGTATATCGTTAAAGATATAAAGGATGATCCCGAAGGAACCCTGTTCGGGTACCAGTTCGATATAACGAAATTCTATGAGAGCGTAGACCAGGACGTTTTGCTGGATGCAGTGAAAAAGATGTTCAAGGATAAAATATTAATCGGAATCCTGGAAGAGTGCATCCGCATGATGCCTAAAGGCGTAAGTATCGGGCTAAGATCATCGCAGGGGCTTTGTAATTTGCTTCTGTCTATTTACCTGGATCACCGGTTAAAGGATCAGGAGGCAGTAGCACACTATTACCGGTATTGTGACGACGGTCTGGTGCTTTCCGGTAGTAAGAAATACCTTTGGAAGGTTAGGGATATCATTCATGAACAGGCCAGGAAAGCCCGCCTGGAGATTAAAAGTAATGATACCGTTTTCCCGATCACCGAAGGTATCGACTTTCTGGGATATGTAACCCGCCCGGATCATGTACGGTTAAGGAAGCGTAACAAACAAAAGTTCGCCCGCAAGATGCACAAGGTTAAAAGCAAGAAACGTAGGCAGGAGTTAACCGCTTCATTTTACGGGCTTACAAAACATGCCGATTGCAAGAACTTATTTTATAAACTAACAGGAAAGAAAATGAAAAAATTAAAAGATTTGGGCTACAAGTACAAGCCTAAAGACGGACGGAAACGATTTACCGGGGCAAGGATCAAGTCGCCCGAACTGATGAACAAGGATGTGATCGTACTTGATTATGAAAAGGATGTGCCGACGAAAAACGGAAACCGGACTGTTATAAAGCTGGAACTCGACGGCAAGGAGAGAAAGTATTTTACCAGCCTGGAGGAAACACTTTTCATTTGTGAATCAGCGGCAAAAGACGGAGAACTGCCTTTTGAAGCACATTGCGAAGGTGAAGTAAGTGAAAAAGGATTGATAATTATACATTTTACTTGAAATGATACGAATTTATGCAGACAGCAAGGCGGAACCGGTAAGATGTACCAACCGCCGCCGGGGAATCTGGCGTATTACGTGGGATTACCAGGAAACAGAGACACCCGAAGGAGTGCAACGTAGTTACATGGAAGAGACGTTCGATCATCTACCCGCACTGGCAGAAATCAAGGCGGTTATTAATCAGTGGTATAACAGGCAGATAACCGACACGATCGAAAGCGGGTACGTATGGAACGGCCTGAAAGTCTGGCTTTCCATGGAGAACCAGATGAATTATAAGACGGCGTACGATCTTGCCTTGCAGACAGGCGGGGAAAACCTTCCTGTTACTTTCAAGCTCGGGGAAGAAGACAACCCGACGTTTTACGAGTTTGCAAGTATGCAACAACTACAAGAGTTTTACACCGGTGCCGTGAAACATATACAGGAGACACAAAAGGAAGGCTGGGCACTTAAAAAGGCGATAGACTGGAGCGTTTATACGTTGGAGTAGAAAAAGTGAAGGGGGAAGCGGGAAACACGTTTCCCCTTCACTCTTTTAGTTATAACATATCATCAAAGGCGTGTATTCCCGCTTCGCGTTCATCTTCCAGAGCATGTGCGTAAACCATTGTCATAGTTATAGAACTATGTCCCAAAAGGTGGGATAGCGTTACGATATCATGTGTTTTCTTATAATACAAGGTAGCGAATGTATGCCGCCCGGTCTTTGAACTGATATCCTTTGTTATTCCTACTTTACCGGCTATAGTTTTCAGTACCCGGTTTATATCCTGATCCGTGGGAAGGTTCATAAACAGGTTGCCTTTTGTACGTCCGGCCCGATAATATTCATAGATATAACGTGCCGGGTCCGATAAAGGTACAGTTACCGGTATTTTGGTCTTGCCTCGTGTGTAGTGTAGTTCATTCCCTATGAACTGGTTTATCTGCAATGCTTTTGCATCGCCTATATGCAAAGAAGTAAAACAAAGAAACAGAAAAAAACGGAGTACGTTCTGGGTACATTCTTCCAAGCGGCCGGACCGGTACAAAGCGGTCAGGCGGAGGAGTTCTTCTTCCGTCAGGTATATAACTTCACTTTTGGGGCGACGTATCTTTATGGCCGCGAACGGGTCCTGGTCCATATAACCGCCACGTATGGCGGCACCTACATATATTTTGATAGTAGCCATGTTACGCCATGCCGTAGAATCCATGTTACCTATTTTGCGAAGATATGCAAAGAAAGACAGGAGAAATTCATGGGTAATCTCTGAAAATACAAGGCCGGGGGCGAATGTTTCCAGTTTCTTGATGATAGAAACGTGATGTTTCCAGGTACCGAAAGAAATTGTTTTGCTAATTTGTTTGAGGTAAACCCGTGCAAAATCAAAGAAAGTACCAAAATCGGAAGGATTGTTATACTGGCGGAAGAAACTTTCTTTTGTCAGCGTCTCATTTTTAAGACGGGCACGAACAAATATGTCGCTTACACGTGACCGGATGTTTGAGATGATTAAATTTTTGTCTTTACTCTCTTTGTCCCGGCCTTTTATCACTTCGTTTTGCTCGTCCCATTCTTTGGACGTGACACTTAACCTTACCGCGATCCTTATTTTCTCACGGTTGATATAAAATTCCACATACAGGGGGAGCCGGTCGGTTTTGCCTTTTTTGCCTTGTCTTACAACTCTTATTGCCGTCATTTTTATATGCCTATTTTATGCCTGTAGAGGGGATATGCCTACAAATATGCCTACACAGGCAGGTTATTAAAAGTTAAACGGGGCGAAAGTAAAACGTTTAATATCAGCTATTTAAAAGAAAAATCCGATAACATTTAACTGTTACCGGATGTTAATAGTGATTCCGTTGCGATTCGAACGCAAGACCCACGCCTTAGAAGGGTTTTAAGGAAATCTCATTTATTGGCTTAGTTATCAAGACATTGCAAGAATTTATTTTAGGGTAAATGGTTCGTTTTTTCGGTGTTTTACTTAAACATCCCGCCCCGTCCAGTTAGTACCCACTCTGCCGAAATGCCATAATCAAGCACTAAATATGTTATCCATTCCGGCTTTAAAACACTGACATCCGGTTGATTCCTGACAGTATTTATATTCCAATAGTTGATGCTATGGGCTTTGGTAAACGTGAGAAGTCCACGCATACGTTTCTGCGCCTTCAGCATATCTATTGCCTCAAAAAAACGTTTGGTTACCTCTATTCCTTCTTTTGATATATTCATATCTGAAAATGTTTTATGCAAAGGTAAATAAAATAGTAAACAAAACAAGAAATAAAGAATATTATTTGAATAACAAATACAATAGGACATGAGAATTGAAATAGAATACGTCCTGCATCATCAATTTAACAAGCGGATTACAAGCAATGGTTTTGGATAATATACCTTAAATCAAATAATAAATCTGATTACCAATTTGTTTATTTGTTTATTTTCCCTTTTCTTTGTATGAATTATATTCTATCTTATGGGAAATTGGAGTGATAAGCAAGAGATAAAAAAGGAAGTTAAGGAAAAGGATAAGATAAGACGTGAAACGCTTGGAAAATTCTTTTATGACCTTGCCAAACTAACTTTTGCCGCCATCGTACTAGGTGGATTAACGCCTATATATGCAAATATGGATAATAGTACAAATTGGAGCTTAATAATTGCCGGTACGATTTTTACTATTATATTTTCTCTAATAGGTAACAAAATTTTAAAATAGGGAGGGATTATGGAGACTCTTACAGCTTTTTTTATATTAGGTTCTATTTTAGGCGGAGCTTTTCTTATTTGGTTATATACTAAATCTGGAGAGAAATGGCTAAAGGATTTGTAATACGGATGTACTAATTGCAATATTTTGCTTGGCAATCATAATGGGAGTACATTGGTTGCTTAGTCTCATACGAAGTCCGGCGAAAAGCAGTTTGTAAACCTATAGTTATTTTATGATAATTGATATAAACTCTAATTATATGATAACTAAAAACAGCAATTTCAAAGGTAGTCCTATAGACTCCGAGGAGAAATACTCTGAGTTGCTTAAATCAAAACATTGGAAGAATAGACGCCAACATATATTACTCAGAGATGGAAATGTATGCCAAGATTGTCACAGACGAGGTGTTCATAATGGAAGCTATTTCCGCATAGAGGAAATTGCTGATTTAAATAATTTATTACCCGTTAGGCTGAACGGCAAAGACTTGACAACATTCTGTGATGAGCTATATTGGCGTGATGTTCCTCCCAATGCGCCTGATACTCTTATTCGTTTTACTCCAGAGGATATTGGAAATAATCTTTATTCTTGCTCAATAGATGCTTATACTGTTTTTAATCATTTTGAATTTGTTACAGATAAAAGACCCATTAATCTACATTGTGATAAGGTATCTATTAGTAAAGAAATGATTAAACTATCCTTTAATGAAAATAAAGAAACCCTGAAGGGACGTATGTTTGCTTTTCATTTCAATGAGAATATCAGCAATGCTAATTTTGCATCAATTAAACACACGACGGAGCACTATGAGCATAATGAATGTCATAAATACGAGATATGTATAGTGATTGAAAATATGTTGTATTATTTAGATTTTGACTTCATTAACCCAAAACCATTATTCAGTTTTCTACCTCTCCACATCCATCACCTGTATTATATCAAAGGAAAAGAACCTTGGGATTATGATGATTCGGCATTAATTACGCTTTGCGCAGATTGCCATCAAAAGAGGCATTCTTCGTCCGTACCAGTACCATTGTATAATCATGATAAGAGTAGCATATTGAATACTAATATATCCATTTGTGACAGATGCAATGGTAGTGGATACTTGCCAGAATACGACTATCATCTGGATGGTATTTGTTTTAAATGTTGGGGTGAAGGAGTTCCTCTAAAAGAATTGTTTTAACAAATAATGATTTATTATGAAGTTAGATTATGATTCTATTATTTCTTGTCCCCGTTGCGGACAACAAGTTGATATTATGAGTCTTCGCTCATATAACACTGTCAGTATAGATTATTATTCAGACCATCAAATCGTCGAGGAAAACAGCACACATGTCTCGCCTATTCAAAAATGCCCGAAATGCGGATACTATTATTGGACATATAAGCAACCTTATAAGAAAAGCAATTTTTATAACCAACAATTGGGAACACTTTCGTTTGCTGATTTAAAAGAAGCATCCATACAGTTCATGTCGGAGAGTATGGACAAATCCGATGAAGAAACGCTTTGTTTGGAGATTATTCATGCCTTTAATGATACTTATTTTCTGCTGGATGAAAATAACATGACAGTTGAACAAGCGAGAACATACAAAGAAGACTATGAGGTTTTTAGGAAGCATGCACTTCACTTAATAGATTTAATGAGTGAGGATAAACTTTTTCAGGCGGAGTTGTATCGTGAGTGCCAATGTTTTTCTGAATGTATATCTACACTTGAACATTTTCAATCTGATAAAAAGCAAGATATACATCTCAAGAAGTTAATTATGAATAAAGCTGAAAAACAAGACGCTAAGGTGTTTCTAGTTTTCAGTCGGGGATACACAGTGAAAAACGGACCATGGCCACGCACACGCCATATATCTCCAATTCAACCAATTCAATCAAAATGGAAAAGAAATCCATTAGATGTCTTCATAGCAAAATTGTGGAATAAGTTTGTAGATGAATTATTCTATGAATGAATTCGAGTTGTGATTATTAACAGTGATGGAATGGAATGAAGTTAATCTATAGGCATTATATAAATTAATTGCCCTGCTCATTTTAACCAATTCTAAAGCTATGCAATCTGCAAGCAATAAGAATCGTCATATCTTCATCTCAATCACCTATCATCAGCTCCCAATTATCCATAATAGTCATATCCCAATGCGGCACGTCAAATTCATTATTGACCGACACCCCATATACAGAAAGACTCTTGCCGGCACTGTCAAACTCAATCAAAGCCATTTCCTCTCCTTTCTGGATACGAAGATTCATAAAGTCTGTCATTTGTTCCCAATCGGTAGGGCCGATGAATAATGATTCTATGAAACGCCCTTTCACGGGTGCACCAATGGCGGTATCCTTAATGCGTTCCAAATATGATAAAGCCTCGTTGTAAGTCATGGGAACAAAGATAGCAAAATATAGTGAAAAGGGACGACTATTCAGTCACCCCTTCTTTATGTTAGTATTCAAAAACTATAGCTGAGAGATACTGAACATTCGTGAAGAAATTTATATGTACCTCGTGAAGGACTAATCTTGTGTCCATCGAAACATACATTTCTTCGACCTGAATAAGGGTCCTGATTGGAAATCGTATAGCCCAAGGAAAAAGCCAACTGGTCAATTCCTAAAGAAAGAGCACTTTTAACACGCCAAAAGACAACATCCCCTCCCTTATTGCGAACTGACCTAAACTCTCCCTTTATCTTTCCACCTTCTTCAGTATAATGTGCATATGAAAAAGCCTCGTTGGGTAATGTCAGAATCAATGCCGGCTCACATTGAAGAAAAAGCTGATAATCCCTTTCACGCCCCAAGCTCACTGAAGGAGTTCTAAAATTAGTACCTATCAACCAATTCCCCCGCAGTAGTTTACCGTCATCATAGAGTGTATACTTCTGACCTTTGCCGTCACTCACCTCTGTATTAGGCTTATAATCATTGTCCATCCAGTTTTGAAAAGCAAGACCGGTCATAACGCCAATATATTTCCCTATGTAACGGATATATGATACCTCAAGCCCTAAAGCTGGTTCAGAACCATATGCAAATAGAGAACCGGATAGAGACAAAACATTTTTATTAGTTTTAAAATCCCCTTCTCGCTCATCGGCAAAAAGGTGAATGACCGACATACATAAACAAAAGATAAAAGCAATTTTTTTCATTTCAATCTAAATATAATTGGCTGACACCAAAATTTAAAAAACATATTCAACTGCTATAAAGATAACTGCTTTTCTGAAATTACCTATGTGATTTGAGGGAATTTTTATAAAAGGGAAGGCCCAAATGAAAAAAAATCCCGACGAAAGCCGGGATATGTTACACACAATAGATATGAATTGTTGCTTATGAATACAAAGGCGACTTATTCAGCCACTCCTTCTACAAAGTTGTTTTTTATCTTTGAAAAACGGAATTATCAGCCGTTCGTACGTTGGCTAATAAGAATTCTTCTAAAGCGGCACATTCAAAAGCCGAATCAAATGGAACCGCAATAACTACAATATATTTAGGTGACGTGCTCCAATAAGGACTTCTAACCTGGCATTTTCTTTCACCATCATAACAAAAATAACTTCCAAGCCTTCCGCCAATGGCAACGGATGATTTACCTATATATAGCACATTCTCATTACCGTCCATTATCAAATAGACTCCAGGTCTATCGGCATATGGGTAGCATTGGGGCCAGCAGTTTCCCATATTCTCTTTCTCAGGAAACAAATCATACTTGCTACTAACTAAAAAACGTGTAAGATTTGGGTGGCGATACTTCTCTTCGTATAATCTCACTAATCTTAAAACCTCATCTAATTTTGCCATTTCTTGATTATTCTTTTAATAACAGTCATTAGTCTATCCTTACCTGATTATTTATGAGCTTGAGAGACATCATACATCCGCTTTGTCTGAAATCCCTTTGTTATTTCTTCTTCCGAAATAATCTCTTTCGATAAGACCCAAATAATTATAGGGCTTCCATCAACTTGGTCAATTCGATTGTACACTTGCTCCAATTGCCAACCAAGTTTAGACATGAAGTTCATTGCTGCAACTATTGTGAGGAATTTTATCTCTTTCCCATTTTCATCAACAAATTTATTATCCTTAAAATCACCTTCTCCATAATCAATTCTTATATCTATGATACCTCTTTTCAGAAAATTCTCATCACCTATAAGATTACAGTACGTCTTATACGGAGTTTGAGCAAACAATACAATCCCAACAAAAGAAAGGAAAGCGGCTAATAAAAATCTATTCATAGTATTATAAAATCAAAGTTACTTCACAAAAATACAAATCAAGGAAGAATTATCAAATAGAAACGGACAAAAAGCTTTAATGGAAGCCAAAGCACGTCATAAACAAGTCTGAATTTTTACTGAAATATGAGCCATAAAAGGAAAGACAGTTCAGTAAGTTTCCTTTCCTTTTATATAATTTATCCCCCTACTATCCATACCTTTTTTCCAAACATTATATACAATATGAGACAAATAATTGCAGTTCTCACTTATAACGTTTTCATCGACTGTGAATTCATTACATCCTATAGCCTGATTAGATTTACAATATTTTTCAATGCCTTTCTTTTTATATAGACAACATAGCCTTTGATTTGTATAGCTATTTTCCTTATAATATTTACATAAAAAACAGTTCTTTGCATTTTCGTAATTCTTATATACAATTGCCCAACCAAAGACAAAAGGGTTTATCCATATAGTACGATTTGCCAAATAATCGAATGTAATCTCAAATATAGCAGATGAATGTCTCTGAGTATATATTTTGCAATTGCTACGATTACTCGGACAAAACCCTTGCATAGAATCTAATAATACGAACTTATTAAGCATCAAACCTTCAGTTTCAGATATTCTACATCTACGTTTAAAATTATAAAAATTCACTCGTTCGCTCTCGGAAATCATTCCACTTTGTATAATAGTATTCAGTTCATATTCTGAATTTAGAGCCACCTCAATAATACGTATCCCAGACCCTAACTTCCCCTTCTCACACTGATGTGAAACTAAAATTTCGATGAAAACAGGTTCATATTTATTCTCCGAATTGGTAAGAAGCAAATCTGCACGAAACCCCTTATATGTTTTTTCTCGAGTGATTACATTGTAATAATTCTTTAAGTTAAAAGATTGGCTCGTTTCTTTCTCACAATAATAAGAAGAAGTATAGTCATCATGATTCCATAGACAATGTTCAAAATTAGAGCATCTATCTTTTGTTTTAAAAGAGATATTTAATGCACCATCTGAATTAAACCACTCTTCAATTCTTTTCTTAGCAAGAGCATGAAGATAAGTTTCATAGCTACAGTTTTGCGGTCTTATCTTATGAGCATAATGCTTTACTTTAACAGAACCTTCTTTTACAACCATTTCTCCTTTACAATGAGGACATCGATATTCTATTCCTTTCTGAGCATTTTCAATACCAACACACTTTTCATTCTTATCAAGAGCATACGTATATTTGAGTTCTGTCATAATATTAAATCTACCAACCATTCCTATTAGTAAAATTGAACTATCTCTCTTTGTTTATATCTATAAAACTAATATTATTATATTCTCCAAATTTAGCTTGCTGATTATTTGTCAAAATTTTAATTTGCCACTTCATATCATCATAAGAGTTTTGTCCATAGTGATAAAATATAAATTCTTTTTCTTTACACCCAAATTGAGATTGTCGTCTAAAAAAATCATCAAAATAAGAATGGTCGGTTTGCCCCAAAGAGTATCCAAAAAATATTATTCTTTCTGCGTTATCCAAAATATAAGGTAAACCCTTTACTTTTTGATAAGGACTATGAGATTTATACAAAAAAACATGCTTTTTATCTACTTGGGCATTATCTTCTACGCCAAATACAAAGCCATTCTTTAATGTACCGTGTACGTGGTTAATTATATATTCTGATTCATTATATGAAATATCACTTAGTATATTTTCAATTGTATTGGTATAATTAAATGTAAGGATATATACAGGGGATAACTTAAACGCTTGATCTAATACATAAGTGCCCATAGCTGAGAAATAGTTCCCTTCTTTAGTCACCTCCATCAAATATGACTTTAAATGAGAGCACAATTCATTGTATTCATCACGCAATGTATCACCCTTTTTAGGTTTACCTTCTATATATATTCTTGGAAGAAAAGTACTTTGTGAATACACACTTAACTCATTTTCAATATCAATCCATAAATTTAAAGATTGCTTCTTCCGAAGATAGTCCACCAAAAAATTGTTCTTTATATCAGAAAACCAATGGCTTTTCATAAAATCCTTATAAGAAGTTTTCAGACCAAGATTTAAATCAAACCCGTTACCTACAACAAACACTGTTTTATAGTTTTGCAATTCATCCATAGTATTATAAAATCAAAGTTAATCTACAAAAATACAAAGCCAAGAGGTATTATCAAATAAAAAGTAAATAAAAAAGCCCCGACGAAAGTCGGGGCGAAATATCTTTTACTTATCAAGAGCTTTTTACGAAATCTATAAAATCACCTAATGACAAGATAAAAATATTATTGTATATCAGAGTGTTTTGATAAATAGATATCTCTCAGATAAATGCTCATCAATTTAACTATAGATTGCATAGAAAGTTTTACAGCTTTGTTTGTATTAGAAGCAGGGTCTAATAACTCTATTGTATCAGGAGAATAATATATAAATTGTTTGATATCAGTAAACATTTCATGCCCCATATTTCTAAGAAGAAATCCTAAAGCCTCTTCCTCTACATCATACGCTGTCGTTGGATTTATCTTCTCTAGCTCTTCCATTAAAAAATCAATATTATCATCTATTGTTTTTTTAGCTGAAGATTTCACAAACAAGACATTGCCAAGTGGTGTCATTTTTAAAGGGCTCGCTTTCTTTGCCAATTTATCAATCATGTCATTATCAAATTTCATTAACCATTTATTTATCTCAACAACCATGTCATTTGTAGATGAAACAATACGTTGTAATTCTTTATAACGTAAGTCGGAATTTCTTATATCATCTTTATGCTTTTCACATGGCAAATCATCAACTGCTTTTCTTGTTGTTTCCAGTTTAGTATGATATTTTGATATTATCCACGTAGCTATGATTACTATCAATATAACAGCTAACCATGGAGCATGGTTCAATAAATAAGTTAAAATTGGATTCATAATCGTGTTTACTCTTTACTTGCAAATTTTACGCATCAAGATGTTGCAAATATAAGATGTTTTATTGAAACATCAACTGCAACAACAAACATTTTATATTATAGTATAAATATTTATACTATAATATAAACTACATCATAATGTTAAATTGAAAGTGAAAGCGTAAAAATAAATCGTTTACCACTGCCACAAGTCATAACTCACTCCAACCCCAACATAAAACACACCCAGATACCCATACCCAGCCTGCAACCCAAATCCCCAACGTTTCTTTTTCGACTTGATGGTGACCGGATGATAGACGTCATTCGTTTCCACTTGATAAACGGTCCTCGGATACACAGTCATACTATCCAGCTGCGGGTCTACATATCCGCTCACCACCGCACAATACAGGCTATCTTCATACACAACCCGTTTGCGGTGAAGCAAGGTGTCACCTATACGTACTGTGTCATTCGGCAATATCTGCCAAAAGACCGCTATCGGTGCGGAGATAAGAACCGTATCAAGTTTGACAACCGTCTGTATCTTTGTTTCGGTACGGATTTCTGCCGGCAAAGGCTCGTGCGGACGGAACCAAGCCGCCACACAAGCGATTGCCAGTAATACAACTAATAGCCAGGGTAGTTTTTTCATAGCTTCAGTACCTGATTCCGGTTTCTACCGTCCGCCCGGTAGCTCACATGCACCCAGGCGAAATTACTCTCATCAATTAACTGGTCAAAAGGAAGGTTCTTGCGGATATGCTCGAACAGTAGCTTATTCTGCTGTCTGTCTCCGGTATCAATGTCCGCCGCCTGTCCGCTCATGTGCTGGCTGGTTGTCGCACCGCCCACTGCCTTATTCAATGCCGGGCAACGGTAACCGCTATTCACAACGATAGGTTTGCCGTACCATTCGCGTAGCGGGTCAAGAACGTTATCCACCAATGCAGTCAGATTGGCTTCTATATCACTGCCACATCTGTTGTCAATTCCTTTGCGGTCGGCAGTTGTCGAACGGCAAAGTTCTTTTATCGTAAAATACTTCATACATCATTTGATTTAATATAAACATACACTACATTTGCAGAAGCCTTTGTTTAAACTTTAAGTTTATGCTAAAAAGGGAAGGGAGCCGTTGCGAAACACCTTCCTTCCCACGAATTAATAATCGCTCGGTGGCTTCCGCCCGCTACATCCCCGGACATCGCACCGCTTTGCTTCCAGCTTTATCTTCTCTATCTCCAGTGTAGTGTTCTTTTCAATCAACTCGCGGATACGCTGGCGGTCTTCATTCTTCTCGGCATAAAGCTGGTCTATCTTGGAATCAAGTTCCACTACCCTGTGTTCCTTTTTCTCGTACAGTTCCTTCCATTCAGCAGCATACAAGGTGATATTGTCAGCTTCCGCCTTTCTCGCTTCCGCAGCCGCCTTGCGCTTCTTTGAATCATAGAACATGAACACACCGAAAAGAGGAAGCAGGATAGTAGTGACTATCCCGCCGGTGATGTTGAACAGTTCATTCAGTTCCTCCATCATACCTTCATCCCCGTTACATGTTTATCACTCCACCCCTTGGCATTCCAACCGAGAAGAATGCCGGCAATAAACGCACCGGTACTCACAATGCTTGCCCAAAACGGTACATACTGGTAATAAGCCAGCAGACCTACAATCACGGCCACCACAACAGCCAAAACAATCAGTTTCTTTTTCATCTACGAACTTTTTTAATTAAACAAAAAAAGCCCACGAACGCATCCTGTTAAAGACACGTTCATGGGCGTTAACCAATAAAACATGACAAATATACTCATTTACAATCACTTTTCAGCGAAAGTAAACAAGAAATTTATGAGTAGAGAATATCTTACCAGGAAAGGGCTGCCAAACTATGGCAGTAGAATATCAGTAGAACCTATAAAATCTACCCACATTCTACCACACGGCTAAAACCAGGTATCTTTTTATTCCTTTATAATCGTAAAATTATATACATTTATATCTGGCATACCATATATTTAAACCAATGTCTGTGGGAGAACTGTTATGGAAAAAATTACGTGTCACAAACTCTTTTGCAATCCATTATACCCATCAAATCCAATGGAACGGAGTAAGTCTCAATATCATTGGAAGCCATAATTTCTACAACGTAGGGGTTCGATTGGCAACCTACGCAAACAAAGTACCTTCCGATGGAATAGTCGGAGAGTTTTATTCCATACCATCCGGGTTTACCGATATAAAAGTGGTTTATAAGAATTGGGATGTTTACGTAGTATTCACTGTAGTACAAGGGCAATCTGTTTACTTTAAATACGATTGCAGTACCCAATGCGATATAATTAAAGATATTGGTTTCATAGACGAATCATACAAGGAGATAAAACCTATTGCACAATAGTGCAATCTGCCAGTCCGGTAATTTCATCATCTTGTGTAGCCATATCGTACATTGAATCTCTAACTATCAGTTCTCTGACAATAGTTCTATCACCTAATGAATTGTCCGAGGTCAAGTATATGGATATTCTATGGTCAGTTTCGTATTTCATTTTTAGGTATGTATCGCTATTGGGTTGTCCATACATGTATTTGACATATACTTTTGTGGTATCTTGTAATTCCATAGTATTACCAGCAATGTAAACGCAAAAATCACTTGATGGTTCACCTGTGGATATACATGATACTCTGATTGCAAAAGGAGCCCATTGGGAAGATGATGAACGGTATAGTAATACGCTACGTTTGCCTTCTGATTTTATCTTTGTTGTTGCAAACTTGGAATTACTTAATCCGTCTTTCTCAGGAGTTACAACCGGTATCAGTTCTCCCACATCCGTAAATCGACTGTGGGAGAACTGATACCAGTGGCTACCTTTCAAAAGAGTGGACTTTGGGATAAGAAAATGGTCCCGGTTTGGATGAATGCAAAATGCTTATTAATGACTGTAAGTCAAGAGTGTGTTGTCAACTTCTTAGTCTCAACCCGGCACACTTATGTAGCCCAGAATACGCTTGCTGTTGTACAGGTTATGTATGGCGTAGATGATACATATATTTCGGTTCGCTATCGCTACTTAATCCCTAAAAGTCATGAGCTGATTCTCCTTAATTTAAAGTATAAGAAAACAGAAGATAACCGCTTGAATATCTATATTGAAAGCAATGACCCGGTAGTTTCAATCCTATCTACATCAGATTTATCGAGACTGGAATTAAAGAATGTACTAATTACTGAATTTCCCCAGGATGCAATAGATGCTGTTGAAGTATGATTTGGCTATTTTGGTCGGGAATATAACTTCCCGGCCAAAATAATTGATTAAATGCTTTGCTGATTGAATGTAAAATTGTTCCATGAGGACCAAGGCCCATTATTCCAACTTACCCGTATACAAATTGTTTTTCCTTCTAAATCAACACCCGTTTGAATGGTTAAAGTCTTAGTATTAAATACAAGTAATCCACCGTAATTGAATGGCATAGTGGTAGAATTCCCCACGTCATACATTCCACTTGTACGTATGTCATCGGGGGACATTTCTCCTTGAATTATATCACGCTGCATAAATGGAAAAAGTCCTAAAGAAGTGAACAGTTCTCCCACAGACTTGTGCGAGATCATCTTTACTGATTAAAATCGGATTGCCTTCTTTGTCCAAAGCACGTACATAATTTATCTCTTTTTTCTGGGGAAGTGCACTTTCAACTTCCTTCATCGTTTTAATTACTCCCATAATTATTTGATTTTAAATTGAACATTATTTTAATCTTTTCTGAACACCACATCCTGAATCTTCCAGTTCCAGGTCTTGTCGTCTTTCTTCCCGCTATTATGGAAATTCAAGGCTGACTTAATGATATTCTCTTTTAAATCGTTTTTCTTGAACTCGACTTCCGCCTTCTGCGGAAATCCCTTTACCTGCGCGGTATCTACCGAGATAACCAGCGCAACCAATAATGTGTCTAACATAATCCTTTTTATTAATATTAATAATCGAATACCAATCTCCTTAATACGCTGCCGACCGCTATGCCGGCAGCATCCGCAAGTATGTCCAGCCAATCCCATCCCGAACCGACCTTGCAGTTCTTCTTATACATCCAGTCAGCGGCTTCTTTAGTTACGCCTGCCGTAACGGCACAGAGTTCACCCGCTGTCAGCGTGATGGCAAGGCATGCAAGAAAATGCAGCAGCTTGTCGTTAATTCTTAAAAGCATATCCATACAATACTTTTTTAATTACGCAATCGGGTATGCTATAATACCCGTATCTGAAACCCCCAATACATTCCACTGTGCCAATGAACCACCTATCGATGCAATACATTCCAAATGAGCACAGCCGTATGCAGGAATATATACACCGGGGTCGCCACTACCCCATATCTTTACTTTCGTATCACTGACATTAAAAATGGTGAGTGAACGCCCGCCCCAAAAATCGTAATTAGGGGACAAAGCCACCTGGGGCAAGCCACCGGTCAGTACCATGTGGTCCATAAAGGTCTCTGCCGTATCAGGAAGTTTCCACATCTGCCCGTTTCCGACAATATCAGGGGTAACACCCCTCTCTATAGTGACCTTATTCAAATGCACCTTTCCCGAAAAGTCCACATCACCTTCCTTTGTCCAGCTTACCGCTCCATTGGCTAATTTCCCGCTTCCATCCTTATTCAAAAGGGTTTTCCCACCGGCAATATTGACACTGCCACTTTTTAAATCACCTGTAAAAGTCCCGTCTGCGCCATCCAGGTGCTTCACCCGCAGATTATCCACGTCGATAAGGTCTGCATTTATCTTCCTGGCAAGCAAAAGCTGCGTGCCCAGTAGCGGGTATTCCTGGATGGATTTCCAGGAAGTAGTGTCCGGGTTCTGGGCCACGTCAAAGAACGGATGTTTATCACTGTTTCCCGGTACAGGATTCATCCACATGAATACAAACCCCTTATCCTTATCCAGGAAATATTCCCCGTTCTTGTATTTGAACGGCAGCGGTTTCCAGTCACCCTCGACCGGGAAGGGAGACGGGTTCTGCCGCACAATGCTGGCCCTCTTCTGAGCAAGAAGGGTCTCGCGGGCACTATCACGGTACGCTTCCACAATCACGGAATCCGCATTGCCCCACTTGTCAGACGGAAGGTAGTATTCCCATTCGGACGATGCACCGGGGGAATCCGCCGTACCGAGGTCCTTGCCGGCCGACTGGACATGCAGCCGCCAGAATACATCCAGCAGGGCCGCATCAGCCCCGCTGCGGTGCAGGGCTTTCAGCTTCAGCGGCATCATCTGTACATTGTTACAATCCACAGAGATGGCAGCCGGCTGGCACTCGATGTCAACGTATTCCACCGGGTCAGGCTCACGTACCGCCACGACACTCAAAAACGCTGTCACCATCATAGCTCAATAGGATTAGTGTTCGTTGCGATTACTCTGAATGTCTTGGCCCGCGCCGCATCCGTATAGGTCAGTGCAATATCCTTTCCTTGGAACTTGTTGCTATCCTTTCCCGACAGCGTAAACGGATTGTTCTCGCCATCAAACGTGGCGAAGTCCCAGCTTGCCACCGCCACTTCCTCTCCGGACTGACGTTTATAGGCATACGGCGTCAGCGTTCCCGTTTCTCCCGGATATATCTGCCCGTCAGAAGCAAGCCCCTTGACCTTGAATGCCGCCAGTATGGGGTCGCTAAGGTCGAACACGGTAATGAAGCCCTTTGCTATGACCTTCGCATTCTGCACAGCCTCACAACTTACCACCAGCGAACCGTCAATATCATTCGCGGCAATGTTCTGGATTCCCTGAGTTCCGAGGTTGGCCTCTCCCGATGGCAGTTGCTTCTTCCATTGCAACGTGATATTGCCCAAATCGTTGATAAGGTCTCCGCCACTGTACAGCGATGCCTTCAACGTCAGCACTTCGGACGGATTGATTATCTGCGTACCCTTGTCTGAAGTGATGAATAACTCATACTGTTTACCCGATGATTCCTGGATAACAACATCCGTCGCAAGCTCGTTAAAAACAACCGTATGCCCGCCAATTTCAACTTCCCCGGAAACAGTTATACGGTCATTGTCATATCCGGAAATGGGTACGAGGTTCTTCATGACGCGAAGTCCGGTCATGGGATAGGACTGCGAGTCCACACTTACATTGTATCCGGTTACGCGTTTGAACATGCCGACAAACTGTTCCGTAGTACACAGCCCGTCCTCCCCGAATGCAAGTTCGGTACCGTTGTACTTGAAAACAAGCCTGGAAGGGATGAGGATGCGCCCGCTGCTCACGTCACGTAACACGACAATGACAATAGGGCGTTTGTCCTCCGCCAACGCTTCAAAGTCCGGCGTATACTTGTCACTTCCCTTTGTCCATGCCTGGATAAGCGGACCATTGTCTACGCGTACATACCCGTTGACGGTTGTCCCGTTGCTCACCGCCACGATAGCCAGTGAAGCGGTCACTTGATTCTGGTTCATCGCTGGCCTCCTTTCCTTTTTCCGTCAGTCTTTGCCCCGGCCGGTTGTTCCGGACCGGTCACGCTGCCTTCACCCTCTTCCGACGCCCCGCTGTCGCTGTCCGGATTCGGCTCCTGGCTGAAACCGGGGTCTATTTCCTCTTCCTCTTCGGGTGTCACACTGAAACCGGGGTCGATGTCCTCCGTACCCTGCATCGCTTCCTGCTGTTTCTCTATCAGCTCTTTCAGTTCACGTGCCGAACCAATGATGTCGATGTCAAGAAGAGTACCCACATTCCGCATCTCACTGATAGGAATGTACACCCTGCCATCCGGAAGGGTATTCATTATCCCAAAGAATTTACCTTCGAGCTTTGCCTTTTCTACAATTACGTACATATTGATTAAAGTTTAAAGTTGTTACTCAATTATTCATATACCGGACCCGTGGCAATGAATACCGTCTTTCCGTCAATCTGTGAGGAGATAACGGCACCTTCCTCGTCTCCCATCAGGGACTCACCGATGAGAAGCCCCACTTCCGCCCACACCTGGAAGATATGTCCTGCCGGGAAACCCTTGTCCGCGGGAATAAACTCCAACGTCCGCCCGCCGGTTGCCAGCACCTTCTCCGGCTCGCCCGGCTTCGCACTCTGGCCTTTCCATGTGATGCGGAAAAGGTCATCGTACTCTGTACCGTACTCGCGGCGGTTGTCGAAGATGCGTACCTCATAGGCGCTCGGCTGCTTCATATCATCGGAAAGGGTGAAGCCTTTCGTCTGGATAATTTCGCAATTGAGGGAAGCTGCCATCTCCGTCTTTACCTCAATAACCTTTTCCAGCCGCCCGTCCGTAGGTGCCTGCGGTCTGCTACCCGCATACTCACAGGCACGGCAACGGAAGCTCGCACCAGTGACATACTTCGCCTGATATATCAGCTTGCGGGTGTACACTCCGTTCCCGTCATGGCAGACAATACCGGGGTCGTCCGGCGTAACCGGGCGGTATGCTCCGTTTTCGAGGATGTCCCAGAAGTATGCGGCGTGTTCATCATCCACGGGTTCGGTCCCTGTATAGAGCTGCGGTTCTATCTCCCTGTTCCAATAGCCGGAACGGTCGGCCAGGCGCAGCGGGTCGGTCACCATCACGGAATCACCCTTCAGGCGCAACGAATACGCCTTGTTGTCATAAAGGTGCGAATACGACCTGATGCTCCTTTCGACCCTGGCCTCACGGTTCGTACGAGGGTCCGTGAATATCGCGATGCCGAAATACTCCACCGGCTTCTCCGGCGGCGTGTTCTTGCTAATGGTAAGCGCGTATTTGGGCACACCACCGCTGCCGTCGGAAATGCTGTAATACTCACCCTCGACGATGCGGTTGGCCGACTTGTCACGGGGTGCGCCCTCGAACCACTCCACCCCCGTGAGTTCCATTTCACCGAATACCGTCTTCTCGTCGAATGCCGATACCTTCGGCACGATGACCAGCGGTGTCAGGGTCCGGTCGGGGCTGTATTCCCGCAACTGCTTGTCATAGGTCTGCACGGGACTGCCCGACAGTACAATTATCTCTCCCTGGATGGAAAGGGGACTCACATAAATACGCCCCTGCTGTTTGTTACTCTTTATTCCCATAGTTATAATATGTCAAAACCAAATCTCTGTTCTATCTGCTGCATTTCCCCTTCAACCGGAATGAATACCCGGCAGATGAAGGCAACGGACCTGCTTACAAAGCCGAAGTCTGAACCGACCCCGTGCTGGTTCCCGTTGTCGATATGGATGGCAAGCCTGTTGCCATCCACGTACTCAGGCGTCCAGAGGTTGTCCGCCGGAACATTGCCACTGTTGCGGAACCACTCCACTTCGGTGGCATCGTCCGCCATCACATCATCCGTTATATCCGTAGTTCCGAAATATATACGTCCGGACATTACCGTATCCACACCGCCTATGACGAATGCCTCCCCACCTGAAAGGGAGAGCTGGAGCGAATACCTGCTGTCGCCCTCAAGGAGTCCCCATGACGGGGAGTTCCATTTCGGTTCGTCGGTTGTCTTGTCCTTCAGACAGCCCCACTTGCAGCCAAGGTGGTAGACCGTATGCTGTTCCAACAAAGTATATTCGCTGCCGGAAGGCTTTGCCAGTTCGTGCTGTACAAACCGGTAAGGAGCGCCGCTCTGGGCCGTTTCCAGCGACCAGACACCCCGGTCTACCTTGCTGGGAATGACATCACCGTTATAATCGAACTGATAGAATTTCTCGGCAATGACCGTTTGTGCAACGATGCCAACATCTTCGGTTGTCACCGGCAGTTTTTCGAGTGCCTTGATGTTAGGGAGTTTTCCGATAGTCAGCGCATAGTTGTAGTCCTCCAGTATTGGCTTATACACGTTGGACAAGAACATAATCCGACCTTCTCGCGAAGAAATCATCCACGACTGCGCCCGCCCGTTAAAGCCGCCTGCCTCAGGAAGCGTACTGTTACCCCTGCGGGTTACGTTGTAGCCGGCCAACGGCGGATAGTTCGTGCCGCCCGGCACTTCGCTGTCCGGATAGAGCACGACCGTTATGCTATTCTCCTGCGCATTGGTGGTAAGAATACGCATCCAGCTCGTATAATAGTCGGAACCGCCCGTTAGTAATGTATTAATGATGGAAAAGCAGACATCATTCTCCTGGAACTTCATGAAGTCGAAGTCCGTGCGTTTCTCTATTTTTAAACGATAGGTGCTCTCGCCCAAATCCTCCACGGATTCTATCTTGCCAATCTCGGTGAAGGAGTAGTCAGACTCCATTCCTTGAATCTGATTGATAATAAGGTCAAGCACTGACAGTGAACCGCGGACTTCCAACCGTTCTACCTGTGCCCGGCCATCAGGAAATATCCCAGCACCCTTACCGGCAATCATACTGTCTACGAACTCGCCGAACTCGCCGCCTGCAAGGAGTTTCAAAAGATATTCAGTCTTATCGGACTTGTCTTTCCTTAAAAAAGAGACCAGAGACCTGCGTGCCGAGAATACATTGCTATCGGAAGGGGCTGTCGTATCGTTCGTCCTGATTATATAGACCCCGTTTCCACCGCCGGTATATGTCTGCCCCTTGTAGGTCAGGGAATCAATCTTGTCTTCCATATCCCCGATACGGGAATAGGGCATGCTCTCGCCGATTATGTATGTAGGGCTGTCCCAGGGCTTGTCAAGGTTAAACTCCCAGCCGAGTATGCGGCTGTCGCGCCCGTTCTCAAAAAAAGCCCTGTTTACAAGGAACACTTTCTGTCCGAACTCATAGAAGCGTCTCAGCCGGTCGTTATACACCCATTCGGAATCAAGGGTCGTGTTATATGTACCATCATCCCTTTTGCGTCGGTCAGCATACTCCTGCGCCTTTCCCTTAAGCTCCTGTTCGGCTTCGGGGGTATATCTGTCAGACACAAGCTGGATGTTGAAACCGGAAAGGATATACTCGTCGCCGTTTTCCGGACGAAGGGTATCATCGGGAAGCATACGCCCGTAATCCTCGTTTCTCACGATTTCCCAAAGCTGTGCGCCGCGCATGTCGTCTTTGGGGTCGGGATTGAAAATGACACCGAATTCCATGCCGTTAAGTTTGCCGGACTGGAACCGGATTCTCAGTTCCTGGCCTTCGATAAGATATTCATCCTTGAACTCCAGCCCGGTATCCTTGTAGCGGTAGTAGGTGACGGTCTCTTTCGTGCCGTTCTCGTCCTTCACCTCTTCGGTGCGGGTATGCACGTCGGATAATGTGCCCGTACGCCTGGGATAGACATTTTCAAATACGACAATGTCCTCTATCGCTTCCTCTTCGGACATGTCGGGATACACATCAATGTAAGGCGTGTCCGCGGGAAGCATCAGCCTGCGCTGGACTACGCCGTTGACAACCGTCTGCTCGTCCACGGGACGGTAGTCTGCCGGAATATTCCGGGTAGAGCCGAACGCATAGATTCTGGTCGCATAAGTACCTTTGCTGTCGCTGCGGGTCATGGCTGACGCTTCAACCCCTAACTCGATTCTGACGGAATCACCATATTCATTTCGCCCAAAATGGATTATGTTATCCGTTATCCAGCAATCACAGTCCCATTTCTCCTTATCGGCCATGGAGAACAGGGCGTCAAGAAGGTTCATATTGTCGTACCTCATCGCAACGGCCTTGTTCTCCACTGTGGAATCTATGCTGAACTCAAACTCTTTTCCCTTGTATGTATATCCGAGTGCCTTCAGGTTGCGGAGGAATACGCCGAGCTGCACGTCAAGGGGTGCGGTCAGAGACCATGAAGCCTCATGGCCAGCATGTTCGGGAGTGTACTTGAAAATCTTGTTCTTCCACTTCCAGTAATACGCGTCCATGCGCAGCTCATAGTCATATCCCCCGGTAGAAGCATTGAAGGCAGGTTTCTGCAAATCCACTATCTCATAGACCTTAGACAGCAGTCCGCCCAGGGACTCGTCAAGCACTCCCGACAAATCCACGTAGTCGCCGAGCTTGAAATACACCGGGTCGGGAACGCTGAACGGAAGGATGATATAGTCCTCCTTCATCAGGGTAAACCTGCCTTTAGCCCCGGCATTAATGGGGGGCGAAAATCTTGTCTTACCGAATATGTCTTTGATGTCTACCATAATTTAAGTTCTGTGCGCCTTCACACAATGCTTAACAAAAGTAATTATTTTATTTGAAATTCAAATAAACAATCAAACGTTTCTGTTTTTGGGGTTAGGCTCATTTAGTTTTAAAACGAATTTCCCTATGCCCTGCATAAATTGACTGAATTGCTGGCATGATTGATATATTGTCTTATATACAACAGCTGGTTGGTATTTTGTTTTTATTTCAAGTACACCGGTTTCCAATTCATCACAAAAACTATCATATCTCCGGAAGAAAGTGTCTTTATCTGGAGCAGTAAGATTGATTTGCAAGGTTTGTAGATACTAATTGAAAAGTGCGCCGTATTCTAATTGAAAAGAGCTCCATCCA